TCGTTATATTCTGTTGCTATGGAAACCAACATATTTCCAAAATCTTTGGTATTTATTCTACCTTTGTATTCTGCTACCTGAGTTAAACTTTCTAACTCTATGACGTGAAATGCAGAATAGTCTGCACTATCTCCACGACCAACATCTGCACATACAATATAATCTTTATTATAGTTTGGTTGTTCCCAAACCCACATATTACTATCGATACCTCGTTTCTCTACTGGTTCAATACAATATGATTTTCTTAATTCTTCTAATATCACTGCGTCAATTACACCCGTTCCAGAAGTTAAGAAGTCACAATCACATTCCTGTGTAGCTCCACTTGGACCTAATAAAGTATCTTGTTCATCTCTCCACTCTTGTCCTCTATCTGGGTGCACGGTCCAATGTAATTTGATTGGATTAAACATACCACGAGCGTCTTCCGCATCTACCCATTGTTTATGAAACCAATTACCCACACCATTTGGTGTTGACAATGCAATACAACTACCACCAGTAGTCAATGTGGATTGTGCTGCTGTCCATATGTCATCAATCTTATCAATGAATGCCGCCTCATCTAATATCAATAATGATAGAGCTTCTGAACGAGCTGCTTCTGGACCTGATGATACTGCTTTAATCTGTGAACCATTCATATATCTTAGGTTCAGTTTGTTATCCTCAACACATCTTTGTTTCAACCAACTCGGTAGATTTGCGTGCATAACACGAACTTTCGTTACCAAGTTTTTTGCTACTTCTTGTTTAGTTGCAATTACCAAAACATTTTTGTCTTGGTGAAAAGTCATCATCCATAAAGCATACCCTGCTGTTAATGTTGATATTCCTAACTGACGAGCTTTTAAAATAATGTTAAAACGATTATCTTTAAATTCACGAACTGACTTCTCTTGGAAATCATATAGTTCGAAAGGAATCTTTCCTCGTATCGGGTGTTGTATCATACAATACTTCTTCATAAAATATGAAGGGTCTTGTGCAGACTTGACATATTCTTGTTTGATTACTTCTTTTATTTGTTCTGCCATTAGTCTACTATCTGACCTGCTAATTTAACTGAAGTAGCAGTCAATGCTACACCAAATGTAAAGTATAACCATTTGTTTTCATACCATTTAGGTCTGACAAGTTTTACTTTTTGTTCAAGTAGTTCATTAGTGTCTTTTAGTAGATTAATTTGTAGAGTTTTATTAGCAATCAACATAGAGTCTATTGCAGAGTTTTCTTCAAAGAGTTGTAATTGTGATTCCAAATCTCCTACTAAGGAAACATTCAAACTATCTTTTAGTTCTAATTCCATAATAGTGTTGGTGAATCCTAAAACTTCTTCCTCTGTAAAGGTATAGGTTTTAGTTGTATCAACTTCTTGAGCGAATAATCCCCCGAGTAATAATATGTATATAATGTATCTCATATATATAAATATATACTATTTAGAAAACTTCTTCAAAAATTTTACTGCGTCGTCAGCATTATCTTCTTTTACTGCTTCTGATGCTTTTTTTATTTGATTTTTAGTAGTAGTTACTTTTCTTTTTAATTTAGCTACTTCTTTTTTGTTAACTTTTTTCTTTGCTTCAAGAACTTTTACTTCTTTTTCAAGTTCTTTAACTTCATTGTCTTTAACTTTGATTGCTTTATCAAGTTCTTTAACTTCTTTCTTTTGATTACCACCAAAGAATAGATTCATTATCATCTGTATAATGTTACCCATTATTGTGCTCCTGTTAGTTGTTGTTCTGCTTTTTCTACGACTTCTCTTTTTTCTCGTATAAAATCTTTTGCTTCCTTAATAGTTTTATTAAATGCTTCCTCGTCCATTTCCCATTTGTCCTTTTCGAGTTCTGGTGTATTTACACCTACATTATTTAACCATTCTTTTTTACCACCGGTTTTCTCAAAGTCATCTAAACTTTGTTCCAAGTCTTTCAATTGTGATTTTTGATTTTCTAACATTTTTCTTTCTGCCCATTCATCAAACTCACCTTTCACTCTAAGTTTATTTTCCATTTCAACTTGACAATCAAAACAATGTCCCATCATTCTCCAGAACTTATCATCAAGTTTTTTCTTCATTGCTTTTTTACACTTAGGACAAAACCAAGGCATTCTTACACCTTGCATTACTTTACTTAGTTCTGACTCTCTGGTCTTTCCACCAAGGTTTTCTTTCTCACCCTCGTATCCTACTTGAACATAGTCTTTTTCAGTTTTACCTGTGGTCATTAAATCTTTTAATGCTTTATTCTGTCTTTCTGCTTCTTTACTATATCCTGCCATTATAACTCCTTAAAATTTTAAACTACCTAATATTTGATTGACTGGTGCAAATGCTCCTGTGAATTTGTATATATTACCTTTGTATTTGAATACCAATCCTTCACTTGGAACTATTGCACTTGAACCACCGATAGCTTCTAATTTCTCTATTTGTATCTTTAATTTTTCTAATTTACTAACATTGTCTGGTTTTTGTAAATCTCTTAATGCTTTTACCACATCTTGTCTAATTTTTTGAACTGCTTTGTCTGGTGATACTGCTAAAAACCCTGACATATTTTTTAATATTTCTGCTCCGACTTGAAAGAATAATATCTCAAATGGTTTAATGTTTTGTTTGAACATTTTGTTGTGGTCGAGTTTATCAGTTTTTAAAATCCAATCAATAAACTTTGGACTATCTTTAAAGTCTTTTTTAATTTGTCCTATACTATATGATTTATCAAAAAATGCCCAACGATTAGTTAAGTTTACTAATTGACTTTGGGTTATAGATGTGTTGAATTGTTTTGCTGCATTAAAAATATATTCTTGCCAAAAAGATTGATGATACATACCTAATTTATCAGTATCTTTCAACCCATATTGTCCCTGTAATTTATTTAATCTACCCAAGAAAGAACTTTTCTTTGCTCCATAGTTTTGAACTTTACTCATATTTAAGAAATTAGGTCTACTAATTTTAAATATTTTTTGTATATTTTGATTTATTTGTTGTATCATACCTTGTAACATACGAGCTGATTCTTTTGAGTATCCCTTTGCTCTACCTGTTCTATCGTATTCGGTAGTTCCGTGAAACACAATCTCTGCGACATCATAGTCAATAATATTTGCTGTTTGTGGATATATAACCTCTAAATTCATCCATTTAGTTCCATTACCAAAAATCTTTTTCTTTTGTGCGTCTGATAAAGAACCTATTGATTTTTCTAAATCTCTCATCGCACCTACAAATGCTTTTTTAACATTACCTCTACCGGCAAACATACTTGCTATTCCAGAAGTTGTTGGTGCAGTTTTACCACCATTTTTCAGATGACCTTTGTTTCGGGCTGCTTTTAACTTTCCGTCAACCCAACTTATCATTAGGTTTTGTCCGTCAAGCTTTTCAGACACTTTATCTTCACGATTAAGCTGTCCACTTAACCCTATAATAACTATGTTCTTCAAATCTGAAAACGTCAAATTATTATCATCAAATGGATGATTCATATGTCCATACGCTCCACCCTCTATTAATAAGTTGACATCTTCCATAAATGACTCTTGAATCTTCTTAATGTGTGTAATACCCCTATCAACATCTTTTTTGTCGATAGTTGGTGAATCTTCCCAACCTTTCCAGTTCTTAAATTTCTTCTCACCGAAGAACTTAACTATTTCCCAACCCAATGAATCTAAATTCTTTTTCATTTTCTTTTTATACTTTGGAAATGGATTACTTACACTATCTGTATTTTTTCTATCTTGGTTAATTGTTTTACCATAAGTTACCGTTTTTGCTCTATCCTTTTCATAATCATCTGCCATAATGGTAAATGCCATATGGTCCGTATCATTGATTGGAAAACCTATAACTTCCCAACCTAATATTTCTGCGTGTTCCGGTGATACTCTAAAGTAATCATCTAATGAACCAAAGAAATCATACATACCTTCGTCGGACATATCACTTGCGTTTATACTTGTTCCAAAACCACTAACTTCTTTTATAATTTTTTTTACCTGTGGTTGTTGGTAGAATTCAAATAGTTTTTTAAACTTGTTAGTCATCATAGTGTAAACACCTTTATCAAAGTATCCAAATGTTTTTTTAAATATTTGTTCTCTTTTTTTATCATCAAACTTTGGACTACCTAATAGGTTTCTAATTTCTGTTCCACTTGATATACCACTAACATTGACAGTTGGTGCAGTA